TCAGACATGACGGCTCCACAACCTGTGGTAATTATTCCACCATTCTTCATGGCCTTAACAGGAGACTGTATTAAACCGCCATCTCTTCTGCCCTTACGCTTACCGCCTTTGGCTTTCTTTGCATAGTTTGGGTCTTTGCAGTATTTTGATGCAGCAAGATTTGCATAGGCTGACGGATAAGTGTCAAAGGTTCGTTTAGCCCATGCTTTGCCCTCTGGACAAATCTTACCACCCTTTTTCTTAGCTTTTTTTGCCACGTTTCTTTCTCCCTGCACAATATGCTTTTTCGGAAAAACCTTTTGGTCTAGCACAATTTACAGACTTTTTTCTCTTAGCACTCCATTTTTTCTTTTGTGGAGGCTTTGAAATCTGCTTGGACATACTGCTACGCCCCATAGCCATTAGACTAATTGCTCCGCTACTGCTGCCGCAACTATTAGCACGGCTAATCCCCACAAACGCACATCTAACTTATCTAAAGTTTTTTTCTGTTCTTGCAACTGTTCTTCAATCCGTTCATAGCGCATATTGCATTCCGCACCATGTTGTTCAAGCTTTGCTAAGACTTCCTCTGCTTTCAAGTTAACATCTCCATCTTTTTCGAGCTTGACGCAAACGACTGTTTGGGTCTTTTGCTGCTTTTGGGAACTTCTTCATTTGACCTGCGGATCGGGCACAAAAAGATTTTCTTCTGGCCTTTTCCTTTTCCGTTAAATTCTTTTTCTTGGTAACAGCCGTTTTAAGCTTGCTACCAGGGTTATCACGTCGGTACTTAGCAACCCCCGCCTTGGTCATACCTGCACCAGACTTTGTAGAACGAAAATATTTTTTCGTTTTAGGGGGTTGCTTATCCTGCTTTCTAGGCATGGAAAAAAGTCATCATGTCAATGGTTCCAACGGTGTACTGAACAGACATACCGCTATCAAACAAAATACCTTGTTCTGGTATCGTTCGATCGACAGTGTCGTTATCAGTGCCTATTGTCCTCGACTTAAATAAAGCTGTGCCAGACTCTGGTGTTCCATTAAAATATTGGATAACACCTGCGGTTCCTCCTGAAACAACAGAAAAGCCTTTTAACCTTACTCTTTCCGAACCTAGAATTGCCTCCGCGCACAGTGTGCCCGATCCCACCTTAATATTAGCGGCATATTGAGCCGAACAAACAACAGACGATACCGTGAGAAAAAGTTTTGTTCCTGCGACTGCTTCTGCACTACCTGTAGAAGTTATTGTCTCAGTTAACGCATCTCCAAAAACATCCGTGCCAGTGATGGTCGTGGTCTTCTCGTTATCGCCTGTGCCTGTTGTGGTGACAATTATATTTCTAGCTCCTCCACCAGCAAATGTTGTGTTAGCCAACGTTGCTGTTGTGTTAGGTCTAGCAGCAGTGACAATGCGATCATCATCAGATGCATTTTCGTCACTGATAAACTTTGCCTTTACATCCGAACCAGACATCTAAAACTCCTTATGCGTAACCCATTAACTCAATAAAGAGTTTCCCTGCTGTGTAATCCGCATCTGTTGCAGCACCTGTTGTCAGATATAAAAACTCATCTGCCGCAGGAACTGCTGTGAAGTAAACTTTACTACCTAATGTTGCATCACCTGCGTTGACCAACAGAGTTTCTGTTAAGTCGGCTATTGCACCATCCTCGACACCTGTACCCTCTGTAGCAGAGTGCACGTTGATGTCTGGGTCACCACCGGCAGGAGCTTCAAAGCACTCCATACTTCCGGTCAAGATAGTGCCATTTTGCGCTGCTGTAATCTGACCAATGTGACAAACAAGCGATGTGCCGTTGACACCAATGATGTCACCAGAGCCTGTTGAACGCAGACCTGTTAAATCAATTAGGATACGAGTAGTGATAATTCCACCTACACGTTGCACTGAACTGCGATAGATGGTGCCTGATCCTGTGGTAATACCTGTTCCAGCTTCAGTGGCTAAAGTGTTTGCGTCAAATGACGCTACACCTGTAGTGCTGATACTGGAAAGAGTCGTGAAAGCACCTGTTGATGCATTTTTACTGACCGATAAAAATCCGTTTTCAGAACGGACTGGTCCGGTGAAAGTTGTATTAGCCATATCAATCTCCTGTCTTGGCTAGTGTCGATTACAAAAGGTAATCGTCAGAAGTAATAAAAGTATACTCATAAAATAAAGGGGTGCATAGGGCACCCCTTAAATTGAGATTTGAGGGAATCTCAATGAGCATCTTTATTAAGCACCAGTTGTGCCAAAAACGCAACGTGGATCGGAGAATCCGAAACTGTAACGTTCTCTGGCCTTGAAGCGCATATTGCCTGTGTCAAAGTCTGCTTCCATTTGAGTATTCAAAGGAGAACGCTCAAAGTGCAGGAATCCACGAGGTGTGTCAGTCAAGATGAAAAATGCATCCGTATCCACAAGGAAGTCGTTAACGGCATAGCCGCTAGGCAACATACCCATAGAACGAAGAGCATTTACATCATTGTCTGCTGTTCCTACGCGAAGATTGGACACTAACAGACGCTCTGCAACAAACTGCAGCTGACGAGGAACAATCAACTTGGTTCCACGAAGTGCGATCCTCAAACCACGCTCATCAACAAAATTTGCAATAGAAATTAACGCATCTTCTAAAGAAGTTTCGTTTAAGTCTGCATCAGTTGATGGACGATTGGCAAAAGTGCCTCCGTTTGTCAGCGGGTGTGCTGTAGAACATAGTGATACACCGTCGCCACCAGCAGAAGCTCCAGCAGTAAAGGCGTTATTTAAAACGTCTGCTGCTTTTACCTGCTTAGTGTGTGCCATTGAACGAGCCAAGGCACGAGTGTAACGAGAGCCCAGACGATCATAAAGATTGTCCTCTATAGCCTCTTCTGTGATAGAGAAAGCTAGAGCCACTGTCTCGTGGTTGTAACGTGCAGTAAATGCTTCGTTTGCATTATCAAAACTGATGGCAGAGCCTTCAGATTTTGTTGGTGCAGAACCAAAGCCAGACAACATCACTTCTTCTTCAAACGCTCGATCTGAAGATTCCGTGGTATAAATCTCTGCATGTTGATTTTCGTATCTGCCATACTCCATGCCGAAAAGGGCATTGAGTCCTGGCTCCAGTTCTTTCGCTAGTTGTGCGCGAGAAATTGCCATTTCTTAATCCCCTTATACGCCAGTTGTACTTGGTGTGCCCTGCGCGATAGATCCGGTTGGGGCGTTGAAGTGATTGTTAATACGAACAATCAACGGGATACCAGCTGCACTAAAGTCATCGTTTTCTGGCTCATCTAAGATGCCCATGATACGAAGCGCATGTGAGTTGGTAGTTGCTACGGTATTCAAATCTGCTGAAGCAGATGAGATACCTGTCGTATTTGATCCACTGTTACCAGTTGCAAATTGAATGTTTGAGAAGACAGCGGTACGAAGCTCTGCTTCTGTGTCGTTGCCTGTCTGCACATTCGATGTTGCAATTGTGAACAGTTGTGCTGGATTGTCATACAGGAAGGCTCTTACAGGGAAGTTTGAATCTGCTCCCGCTGCTGATGAGCCAGGCCAAAAATTGGAAAAGACCGTTTTTCCGTCTGAGGATCGAACATATTCACATCCATTCATAACACCAACTATAGACACTGTGCCACCTGCTGCTGCTTGGAGATCATCAATGACCCCTGCTGCTAAAGGTATGACAGCCATGCCTTGATAAATCGGATTGGCGTTATCGGAAGCGATGCGATATTCAGTTACCCCAACAGAGTGAGGTGCCGATCCCAGCATACCATACGGTCTTAGACCAAAGGCTCCGTTTGTATTTGCCATTTTCAGTTACCTTTTAAGTTATCTTAATCGGTTTTAGAATTTCTTCCTCCACCGAAACTTACCCTGCTTTGCCTATCGTTGTGAATCGGCATTGAAGGGTGCTGCTCTTTCATTAGGTCCTGGTCTACAGCCGTCATTTGGTCGCGGGTTCGGCCCCCGTAATACTCGTTTCTTTCTCGTGCTGTTTCCGCTGGTAGTCTACAAAGCATTAAGCCACCCTGACCTATAACTCCAGCGTGTTTGCCCTCACCTATAACTGGGTAATGATATCCTGGATACTCTTCGGCTCTAACGGGCTCCCATCCCTCTCGAAAACGAGAGTGAATATTCATGGAGTCGTCTTCGCCTCTGACAGAGGTTCTAATCCAGCGATGTACATATCCATCGGGGGCTTGTGGTGCCTCCAACCTATTTGGTGGTGCCCACGGTTTTCTGCGTTCTTCTGTTGAACGGTCCTCTTCTGCGCGGTTCGTGCGTTTTTGCCTAGTCTCTGACATCTTCCTACTCCTTATCTCTGAACGTATTTAGCATATTCTTCCAACGGAACATTTAGCCTTTTCGCCATTTGGACCTCGGATGGAGTCAGCTTGACTGTTCTGCGCCCTGTTGACTGCTTGCGGGAAGCTGAAGTATCAGCAGGTGCGACCTTGGTACTTCTCCCAGTATTATTATTAAACTTATGAGGAAATTCTTCCTGCAACCGTTTATCGATCTCATCATAGTACTCGTCAGAACTTGGGTCAAACCCTTCATCCTCAACTAATTTTCTATGAAGTCCAAAAGCAGCATATGTCATTACCTCGTCTTGACCAAACCATTCGTTTTTATTTGCCCAAGCTTTTGCTTTTGGATCAGGCTCTTGAGGCTGTGGAGCTTGTTGTGAGGCTTGTTGTGAGGCTTGTTGCGCTTCTGGAGCCTGAACCTGTTGGTTATCTTGTCTATTTTTTGCAAGACGATATCGTTCTTCTTCGATTGAAATTTTACTGAGTGCTTGCTGTGCCTCAAACATTTTTTCAGTGTCATTGTCCTCATGAGCTTTTCTATAAGCTTCTTTTGCCAGTTCTAACTGGTTCTCAACTCTTTGCCCGTACTCACTTAAATGTGCCTGTTGAGAGGATGACATTTGTTGTTTGAGTGCTTCATTTTCTTCACGAAGCTTTTTAGCCATGCGAACCGCTTCTTCACGATCCCTTTCTTCACGCCTGTATTTTTCAGTAAGCTTTTTTATTCTTTTTTGCACTTTATCTGAATAACTATTCAGTTCTTCTTCTTCAGGTTGTTCTGAAGAAACCTGTACAGATGTTTGTTGTTCTTGAGAAGTATCCTCTTCTAGTTCAACCTCAACCTCTTGAGACTGTGAAGTATCTTCCGTTTCTTGTTTAATTTCTTCTTCAGACATTGTTCACATCCTCTGGGTCGTTAATTACCGCAATAACTTCGTCGTCATTGATGATACGGAGCTCTTTTTCTTCTTTATCTCGAAAACGAGCACCGGCATATCTTCCAATACAAACCCAGTCACCCTCACTGCACCAAGCCTGATTACCAAATTTTGTTGCGTCTTTATATGCTAGTGGCCCTACCTTAATCACTTTAGCTACAACTGTTCCAACTGCTTCTTTTTTGCGAACATCTTCAGGCAAAACAATACCACCTTGTGTTGTTGTTTTGCCCTCATAAGGGCGAACAAGAACCCGCCAACCGGTTGGTGCGGGAAAGGGTATTTCACTCATCTCTATCATACCTTTTCAGCAGGGTTCTCATTTCTTCTCTAACAAAACAGATACCCTGAATCTCTCCTGTTAGACCGCGATAATCTTCCATGCTCTGAATACTACCGTTTGCCAAATAAACTTTTAGATCTTCCTCTCGATCATCAAGCACGTTATACATTGCCTTAACAAAATCTACAAGATCCATAGCTAATCTTCTATACCGTCTGAATACAAATTATCAAAAGTTATGTTCGGATCGGTATAACTGGAGTGGCCCTCTGCTGAGTGCGTGTACTGACTTGGTTTAAAATCAGGAGCTCCCTCACCTGTATCCCAAAGTGCTGGGGACGTTGCCCTGACCCTGTTGTTTGGTAGAGCAATGATGTTGCCCTCCCAAGGACCTTCGGTTAGATACAAGACATGACTTTGTTTGTGTTGATCTGGCGCGTCAGCAATTTCGTACTCAGTGTAATCCACTGTGAACATATACCTTGCTTCGTAGAACTCGTGATTGACCTTAGCAATCCAAGGACTTGAACTGACTCGATCTAGTACGATGACTTCGTGATGTCTGGACTCACAGTCCCACGGCTGACAAATATAGTCTTCCATGCGTTCAGGCCACTCGTCGCTTTCTGTTTCTACATCAGCAATCAGTGCCTGTATGGGCATTCGTGCCCACATCGCACCACCGTGACGATTCTCATCACTATCTTCTAAGTGTCTTTCCTGGCCGGTGAAAACAACCTGGAAACTCAGCGACCTGTCTGGGATCGTATTAACTGCGATGGCTAGAGCATGGAGATATTCCCCGTGGTAGTCATCGTGATTGCAAGTAAACTCTTTCCGCACCCAGCATTTAAAATACGGGATGTTGCTAATCAGATATGACATTAGTATGTTCCGCTAAATTTTGTTCCTTTAACTTGTGCTTTTGGCTTCTCAAAGCCAGTATCCATGATAATTATGGCAGCTTTAACAGCACCACCCATTCCAAATTTTCCAACAGGTTCATCGTCCCCCCGCCTTTTTGATTTTTTCTTTTTAACCGCTGAGTCGCTTTTTTCGCCAGCCATGATATCTTCAATGTCTTGTGCTGTTTGAGAAAATAATATTCCAGATTCTCGTCTTTCTCGCTCTATGCGATCAAGAGTTTCATTATCAGGCTCTATCGGAACACGAACCGATTTACCGTCTTTAAAACCTGGAACTCCTCGGCCCTTTAAGATATCGGCTTGAGTTACCTTGCCATCACCAGTTAGATCTGGAAACTTTTTAGCCATCGTCACTTGTCCTTTTTACTAGAGGTGAAGGACTCTATTGCACCTCCACCAAAATAAAAACCCAAAATTAAGAGCATGGCGTAGTTAATTTGAAACTGCTCCATAACCTGAGACACAGAGGAAGGATCGCCCTTTCCGGTCAATGTCATAGCAAGAACTATGATGAAACACGACACATAAGTCAAACCGAACATTAGCGCGAGATATCGCTGGGCTACCTTAAAGGGGGCGTAACTGTTCATCAACGCTACCTTCGCTTGTGTTTTTGCTTCAATCGACTCAGTTTCAGAGGTGTGCATATCATCAATCAGATCCATGCCTTTCTTGATGACCGACTCACTACCCAATATTTTTCCTAATGCACCTAATATCATGTGTTTTCTCCTAACTGGTCTGTCGGGATACAAACCAACTGATAATTGATAATTGGTTTTCCCAACCTAATCACTCCCTCTGCACGTTCTTGCATACATGAATTAGCAGTCGGAAAGGCGTCAATTACACTCATATAAAACATGCTTCCCTCTATCGTAATGAGCATGAGAATCCATGTCACTTTTCTTGCTTCTTAGCCTGGTAGGCACTTGCTCCAAAGAAACTCGCACACAAGGCAGATGTTGCTATGAAATACGTCCCCGCGATGTCAGCTATAAGTTCAGCCGCTCTACCAAGTCCAAGCAAATCACATATAAAAATACCACTGGGATACATAAGCAAACCAGCCAGCGCAAACCACGCCATCTTACGGATTGAATCACGTTGTGCGTCTTCATCCTCCATTTTACGACGACGATCTTCAAGCTCAATAACAGCAAGCTCGTGTGGGTCAATTACACCATTTTGATTTGTATCGTATTTTTTTAAGTCACTCATACTGGCCTCAAAGTAGAGAGGTAATAAACAAACCCACCGATTGCAGCGAATCCCAACACAGCCATAACCATAAGAACCAAAGTGCGTATAAGAGCAGCCATTCTCTTACGTTTTTCTGCTCTTTGTTTCTTTTCTTCAGCCTCTTTATCTTCACGAATGCGTTTTTGTTCAGCTTGAAATCTTAAAAAATCTTGATATAAATTCGCTCTTCCCTGCCAAATCAATAGCTCTTTTAGTTCTATTTCTGCTTGTTTTAACTTCTCTAAGTTTAAAAACATCTCCAAATCAGATCCAGAAGAATTAGAAGTACCCGCCCTTTTTTGAATCTGTGATTTAGCGTCAAAGTATTGACCTAATTGTTTTGCACAATCAGTTATATCTTTTCCATTACCCAAAAGCTCTTTAACAGCACCGATTGCGGTGTTTGCAGTCTGAACGACGGCTATGGCTTCAAAGATCATAACCTTTCCTTAATTTCTATTTTGTTGTGCTTGTATCCTTGTGAGGTTAACTTCAGCACGTTGATCTGCAATATCTTCCTGTAACTCTAGTCTTGCAGCATCGGTCACGGCTCTTTGCTGTAATTTTTGCTGTTCTAAATTCATTCGTTCACGATCCAACTGTCTCTGTCTTTCTACTTCAGAAGCACGAATCATTAACTCCTGTTGTCTAATCCCGACTAGCGGATCCTGCTCCTGTCCCTGTGGTTGGATTGATTGCATAAATGCGGCAATTAATTCAGCCTCCACTTCGGACACACGAGATTCAATCATTTGTGGTGTAACCATGCTTTGGGCTTGTTGTGCCATAGCTGGACTTTGTTGAGCGACCTGCTGTAGCTCGGCTTGTGTTTCCTCCTGCACCATTATTCTGGCCTTAAAGGATATATGTTCCATACAATGTGAAACTAGCATTCCATAGACACTAGGTGATGCCTGAACAATTGGAGAAACAATCATTACAGTATGTGCTGCAATGTGTGCATCGTGATTCTGATCAGGAAAAGCTTGAAGTATTTCACCTGCCAATGCTCGAGCGTTTTCGATACCGGGATCTGTTGGCTGTGGCTGTGCTTTTGCTGGCAGTATTTCATCGATATTCTGCACTTCCAAAGCTTGATACATACGTTTGTACGCAGCTTGTAAATTGTGTAACTCTGGATTTGATTGTGCTAACTGTAACTGCGTCTGTGCCAGCGTTATTCGTTGTGCCATTGAAAAAATATTGGGGTCAGAGACCGGAAGAATATCAACTCGGTCGTCAAAATCAGACTGCTTGATCCCTGCATCAACACCTGTCGAGTATGGGTACGACGGTGGCATGTTGTCACGAATTAGTCGGGCAAGAATCCTAAACTCTGTCTTCTGTGCATAATGTAACCGCTTATGTATGGCCGACATGACTTTCATGCCACGCTCAAGCAATGCAACAGTGGTTCCAACTGGTTGTGACTGTGATCCGGGTGACCCAGTTTGTTGGTCCGCTATCGAAACAAAACGACGACCAGACTCAATCAAGACACCAAGAAGTTGTCCAAGTGTTGCCGACGGCTCTTTGTAAGGTAACGGTATAATACTGTTTCTAATGTCACCACCTGGTGCGTCAATATCACGGAACTCACCCGGTGCTATCGGCTCATCGTCGTTACGAACTCTGATCCCACGAGCTTTGAAACCTGATGGTAGGTTCGCTAATGTGCCAGCATCGATCAGTTGTCTAAGTATTGACGTTGCTGCTTTACCTAGCCCACCGATCATGTGAATCAAACCAAAGCCATAGAAACCAAGACCAGGCAAGAACTTGTAGTGCACGAAGTACGATACTTTCTTTTTCAACATATCGTTCTCTTCGTAGTTTCTACGGATCGCTAAAATCTCTCCACTTCCTTGATCCATCGTAACAATGTAAGGTAGCTTGATGCCGGTAGATTCTCCCATCGCATCAACATCCTCAAAACCCTCAATGTCAAGATTGACGTGCATTTCAAGCACAGTATATAAGTCTTCTGTTACACTTTTTTCAACACCATCTAATTCGTTTACTTTCGATTTGACCGGGTCAGAATCCGCTTCATAGTCAGCCGAAATATCAACATCTCTGTAGAAACCAACAACCTGTAACTTACGAATTTCATTTTCGTCCATACGAAGAACGTGTGTGATGCGCGACGCAGTCGCGAGATCGCTTGCCGCATAAGAGACAACCAAGTCCTCCGCTGGTACAAATTTAGAAACGGGTCTTTGTTTTGTTTCATCAAAGTATACCTTCTTGAACGTTGAACCTGACAAAGGTAGATAGAACAACATCTGATCAGTGTCTGGATCAAACTCCTCCATCACCTCCATCAGCATGTAATTCATAAAATCTTTGACGCGAACAGCTTGCGCTTCTTTTTCAGAGTCCTGCATTCCTAATACGTTTGTGCGTACTGGTCCTCCAGAGGGTAAAAGTTCTTTGTACGCCTGTGCCTGAAACTGAGTTACTGACTCTGCGATGATCGGGTGCGTGACTCCTGATGCACCCTGAAAAGGTTGCGTTCGCTCTTCATACTGAATTCCTAAGAGATCTAGTCCTTTAGTGTACCCCTCTTCCCACTCTGCTCGAGACTCTTGATCTGCCTCATATTGTCCTCTGAGTTCTGATGAAATTTCTCCAAGAATAGTGTCATCCAGAACCTCTGCCAGATTTGCGCTATGGTCGTATTGCTCAGTTTGAACTTCTACACCCATTGTTTCCATTGCTTGTACAATAGCACCGTCTGGTCCTTCTATGACCTCTGCTCCACCAGCAAAGTCCTCTATCTCAGGTAGTTCAACTTCAACACCAGGAACTGCTTCCAGTGCTGAGTCAACCATTGCAGTCATTTGATTTGGAGGTACAGACATTAGAATATTCCTTTAAATGAATTCTTACGAAAAACGATACCGCCAGAGCTAAACTTAGTTTTTGGTACTTTTAGCTTTATCCTAGGTTTTATTATTCGTTCACGTGTTATTAACTTAGGTCCTTCAAAGGGGTCAAATACCCCACTTTCATTGGATACTCCACCAACAATTTTCCCCAAGGCTTTTAGCCTGTCGAGGTTCTTTTTACCCATGTCTTGACGAAGCTTACCTGAGGAATCGGGAACCTGTCCTTTTGCAACTAGCTCTGACAACATACCTGTTGGACTTGTTCTTGACGGAGTAACAACTGGCCTTCCCGCAGTAGGACTTAATTGACTTGCTGAAAGCCTAGTTTTTTGTCCTGTTTCTGCACTTTTTACGATATAGCTGGGGTTTTTTGTATTTGTTTGTGCTGATGCCGGTTTTAAAATAGTAAACTTTTCTCCAGTGGTTTTATCCATAGCTGTACCACCAATCACTATTTTAGTATCACGAACTCTTCTTTCAGTAACTCTTCTGTTTTTTCTTAACTTAGCCTTAGTTTGAGCGGGTGTTTGTTGTGCTTTTTTTGGTTGTTGTTGTTGTTCTAAGGCGGCTCTTTCCTGTCGTTTTTTAAGCGCAGCATCTACATTTTGTTTTGTCGGTGAAAGTTGTTTTTTAGCCATCAGTAATATTCTCTGTTTCTTGGTACATACATTTCTTCGTCCTCTTCACCATGAAGTGCGATAAACCCACCTTGGCGAAAACGAATCAAAGCCATAGTCATACTGTCCACAAAGTCATCGTAGTCGCCATTGGGAAAGGCGGCACATTCTTCGATCACCTCGTCTGCAAACTTTTCTTCTGGAGCCCAAACCATCCCAGCTTCAAAGATTGGTGCAACGGTGTGCATTCGGGTCACTTTATCACGACCTTTAGCAGGAGTATAATTTAACACGGGTATACCTGTCCTGCGTAGTTCGTCAGTCAAAGGTGTGCCGGTAGCTTTTGCTTCAACAATTACCATGTCTGGTTCCCAATATTCATATTCTTCTAAGGCAACCTCTTTTAATTCCGGGAAGTTATATCGGCCTCGTCGGGCATCGAGCAGGATAATATGATCTGCTCCTCCTTCCTCTGGTTGAAATACGCCCCACGTCGTGATTGCTGAATAATCCGCTGTCTCCTTTTTCGAGAACGCTGTGTCATACGACTGCATGATATACTTGACCGGTGGTACATTTTCTTTCTCCCATGTTTGCCACCACTCACGTTTAACGATTGCACCCTCTGCAGCGGTGGGTTGCTGTTGCCATTGCGCGTTCCATTTAGAAACAGGCAAGGCTGCTTTGACTTTTAATAAGTCATCAGTGCTCCAAAACTCAGGCCAAAGCGGTTTATCCGATGGCATGATGGCGGGAAACTCCACAACCTCCCACTCGTCGGACATCACGTCATTGGCCTGGGCTTTCATCAGTTTTCCGGTGAGATCCTTCGTCCCCCACCGCGTCATCACGAGAATAATCGCGCCACCCGGCTGTAAACGTTGGCGAGGGCCTGACGTATACCACTCGTAAGCGTTATCAAACGCTCCTTCACTAAGAGCATCTTGCTCTGAGTGGGGATCGTCGATGATGAAGAGGTCGGCTCCTCGACCGGTGACGGCTGCACCGACTCCTGCTGCGAAATATTCGCCTCCTGCTTCCGTACCCCAGCGACCGGCCGCTTTGTCGTCCGTTTTGAGCTTCGTTTCTGGGAAGATTTCATAATATGCCTCCGTTTCTATTAAATTACGGACTTTACGACCAAATCTGACCGCTAATTCCGTGTTGTGAGTTGCTTGAATAATCTTTAATTTAGGATTTCGCCCCAAAAACCACGCTGGCATGAGGTAAGAAGCGAATTCTGACTTGGAATGACGGGGTGGCATGTTGACAATCAGCCGTTTTAGCTCCCCAGTTGCGATTTTTTCTAGTTTTTCCGCGATTACACGGTGATGTCTGCCCTCTATGAAGTTCTCATAGACGTGATGCACGAAGGGCATAAAGTG